GACGGCCCTTCCAGTCCTCACAGATGGTAATTATTTTGACGTTACTGGCACCACTACTGTCACGTCGATTAATAGCACGGCAGTTGGCAATGTAATCAAGCTGCATTTTGATGACGCTCTAACTCTGACGCATCATGCTACTAATTTAATTCTTCCTGGTGGCGCAAACATCACCACGGCTGCGGGAGACGAGGCTGAGTTTCTTGAATATGCCTCTGGTGACTATCGTTGCACGAATTATTCAAAAGCAGACGGTACGCCAATTGTCTCGCCCACCTCTAGTGGCGAGGCCAAGGTATGGATCGTTGCCAATGTGTCTGGAACTATACTCGACTCAGATAATGTCACGTCCATTACCGACGGCGGTGCCGGGATTATTACTGTGACCATCGCCACCGATTTTGGTGATGCGGATTACACAATTGTCTCGAATGGAGCTGGCTTCAATGGCTCAATTTGCAGTATTTCTGTTGCCACGAGTGACAGGGCTGCGGGCTCTTTTATTGCCAAGTGCACAAAGGCCTCTTCGGCCAATGAAGACCCCATCGGTGATTGGATGTTTGCTTGCTTCGGAGCGCAATAAATGAAAACAGTGATTAAGACAACAAACGGCGTAGCGGTGATGACCCTCGCGGCTGGAGCCGACCTGACTGAAGCCCTGGACAAGTGGAAAGCGGTTAATCCCGGGGAATATGTCTCACACCGTGAAATGCCTGACGCTGCAATTCCGAAAGATCGGTCCTATCGTGACGCATGGGCCGACACAACCCCGGACCCTGTGATCGACATCGACATGACCAAGGCCAGGGAAGTCCACAAGGACAAGCTGAGGGAGGCCAGAAAGCCCAGACTCGAGGGGCTCGACGTCGACTATCTGTTGGCAGATGAGGCCGGCAATGCCTCGCAGAAGGCAGCGATCGCCACTCAGAAGCAGGCGCTCCGAGATATCACAGATCACCCTGACATCGCGGCCGCACAGACAATAGACGATCTGAAAGCGGCCGATATTGATACCTTACTGGCGGCCTGAAATAAACGGCAGGCAATCTATTCAGGGCTGCGGTTCAGCTGTAGCTTCCTAATAAGAAAAAGGGCCCTCAGAGAGAATGCGGGTTGTAGGCTGGTTATCGATTAGGCAGTTTTCGGTAAGCTATTGAAGTAAAAGCAAACTCGGCAAGATTGGTCGTCTGTTGTCATTTATAAGTAGGGCCTCTGCACCCCTTGTATTCCGTGGCCTGTAGCGGTGATGCTGTATAGGGTTACAGGCTTTTCCTAATATGTTCCTAATTAGAAGTCTATCACATTGGTTTCATCGGGAGAGCGATTGTACTTCTCAACCATGAGTTTGTCCTTGTGACCTGAGAAGTTTTGCTTGTCACCGTCGAAGTCTGAAATACCCTTCGCCTTGAGGTCGTGGAACGTCCAATCGACTGTTTTGCCGGTCTTGGCTTCGTATTCACGCTTGGCCCGGTTCCATATCCCACTGAGCCCCGGCGCGCTGTACGGCCCTCCTGACGGCGTTACGATCAGACTCATGCTGGACACTCCTTTCTTATCCAATCTCTGCTTACGCAGCGCCTTGGCTCTCTCCACCAATGCTTTCAGGCGCGGGTTCCAGACCTTGGTTTGCTCCTTACCCGTTTTCTGCTGCTTGATGTAAACCCCCTTCTCTCTCAGGTCGCTCATTTTGATCTGCCTGATATCCTGTCCTCTGGCCGCGCAGATGTACGCAAATTCCATGAATATCTGGACCACTTCCGGGGCGTGGTCGTAGAAGTCCTTGTATTCGTCGTGGGTGACGTACCTGGTCCTGCCCGAGAGAATGTAGGGCATCACCTTGTCACAGGGGTTTACCTGAACCTGGTTGTACTGAATCCCCCAATCCAGAATCAACCTCAACAGGATGCACTCGGTATTCGCGCCTTTCTTACTCACTTTGCCACGGAGATCCATGTACTTGCGGACATGGTGGGTTTCGATAGTCGAGGCGGTGACTTTGCCGAACACTGGCGCCAGTTGCTTCCACGCCCATTCGTATTGCTTTTGGGTGCCTGGGGCCAATCGGGTGTATCGCTCTGATTTGAAGTAGGATTCTTTGAGGGCTTTGACTGTGCCGGTATCGTTGAATAGCTGTTCGTAGGCTCTCAGGACTTCGGATTTAAGCGCATCTTTCGGCGCTATGGTCTTGGAGCCACCGGAGCGGGGATGGTACTCATACGCCCCTGAGCGGCCCACATACACGCGCTCCGGCAGCCACGCCAGCGCCTTGTCCTTTCTTCTTCTCACGCTCAACCCCCAAGGCTGGTAAAGTCCGGCTCTTCGGTCCTGTATTTTGGATTATTGACAGAATGCCAAGTGACCTTAACTTTATTCTCGGCGTTGATGAAGTGCAAAATTTTCTGCTCCTGCAGCCATGCGGACTGTTTCGAGGTCGATTTTCGCCCCGTCAGTTCCTCGACTTCATCCTCTGTTAATAGATTGCTCATGCCGCCTGCGCGATCTCCGGTAGTGGCTGGACGTTCACAAACTCGAACCTGTCATTGGTCTCGACTATCTCCGCTGATACCTGATAGGACGTTCCTTGGTGCCTCAATGGGAAGTGCAGGACGTTGTTGTCTATGTAGCTGGTCTTATCCCTCCTTACTACGTCCAAAACGGTCTCAGGAGCGGCGTACATGGTAATATCATCCCCTTGGGTGACTTCGAGAATAACGCTCTTATAGACGTTCTCAGCGATCTGTATTGAGGGTATGCGGATTCTTGCTTTATTCTCCCAGAAGTAGACAGCAGGGACTCTCCTACACACTATTCCGGCTATTTTGTCGAGGGTTTCAAAGTCCTTGATATGGAGCAGGGCCTGTTGATTAAACGGTAAGTAGGGGTAGGTCATTACCGAGTTGTAAGGCACGTGGGCGAATCGCAGTAAATGCAATAGCTCATGCACTGAGATACCGGCGAACTCCTCGATACTTTTTACTTTATCCATGCGGTAGAAGTTAACCCCGCCTATGATCTTCCCCCCTGGTATCAGTTTAGGCCATGCCCATGCCGCTACGTTGTTATCTGCGGTCTCGATGAACTTGCAGTACAGGGCTTTGATGTCTGGTATTTCAGGAACCCTATCAACCCTCCCGCCGTACCGTAAATCAATTCTCCCGTAGGTGATGTAATTGATATAATCGCACTGATGGGCTAGCTGTATTTCCACTTCGTCAGGCCACGGGCAATCAGCCAGATAGAGGTAGATTGGCTTGGATAGGTCCCATTTGAAGTTTAGGAGGTTGCTCACTCTCTACTCCTTATCTGCTGGGCTACGAAACAACTTGTTATAAGAATCTCGGATGGCAATAGCGTCAGAAAGGGCGTTATGCAAAACCAATGCGCTGTCATTACCGATATCTCTGCGTACCTCCATTGTTAGCGGGGGAGTGCTCATTCGCTCTCCTGGGCCAGTAATCAAAGCCTTACAAAACCACATAATATCTTCAGGCCAATCAGCTATAATGTGTATGGCCTCAAATTGATTCAAAAAAGCACCCATACCAGTCTGGAATTGCTGCCAATTGGCAGGCTCTTTTTGAAGATGAGGGATAACATTCTCAGCAACCCACGGCCCCGGATTTTCACAAGGCAAGACCTCGTAAAAGCACTTTGTATCTGCTACCAAAGCCATTGAGATTAGATCGCCACCAAACTCATTCCATTCGCAATCTATAAATATATTCATTCTCCGTTCCTCATTGGGTTGGGCTATATCCGGTGATTTCGCTTACCGGAATTAGCTACCCTTCGTTTCTTCGTGCCATTCCTCGCCACAATTGCACTGGTACTCAATGCCATCTGATACCTTGCGAAACATTAAGATTCTCGATCTGCATGTAGGGCAGGCTTTGTCAGAGTCGCGGTATTGCTCAAACTGATTGAGCAGGTTTTTCTCTACAGGTTCAGGCGCGTTAAGATTTTGTGTCATTGTCTTTTCCTCTGCTGTTATGGTGCTGCTACTTCCCGCCACCCGGTTCGAGCCAGAACTTCTTTCCCCGGCGCTTGCCCTTTCTGAATGTGTTGCGTTCAATCCCCGTTACCGGCTCAGCCAATCGTGGTTCGTCATAAACGATGAACGGCTCTGCTTCTATTGGCGGGTAGTAGTCTTCCGTAGAAGGGGTGCTACCAGCGGCCAAGATCAACATGATTGTGTTACCTGATTTACAAGCCATTGCTTGTTCCTATATCCAGTAGTAGGAGTTACCGGCATTAGTACGGCTCGCAGCCTTTTCGGTAAATTCTCCACTTCTGGTCAAGGCCAACGCCAAATCCCTTTCGCTGGACATACTCATTACTTTCAGACAGCGATTGAATCATCATCTGACCTGCTGGTTCATAGTCGTCGCGGATACGCTCTGTCAGAACACCCTCTGGCCCTGCTTTGTTGATTCGTTGTTTCAGTTGCTCGATCTCACTCATGCTTTCGTCCTCAGTGGTCAGGGGCTACAAATCACGCATAGCCTGACAATTTTCATCTGTTCCATTTTGCGAATTGTGGTCATTGCCGCCGCAGAGTTCGCATTTGTCGGAGAAGTCCACATGCACATAATCGCCCCAGAGCTGTCCAAATAGTTCTTTCAGCTTCGACACAATGAATTCTCTATCAGCATCGTCCAGATCATTAGGTCGCATACCTAGCTCAATGTCTGTCTTACTGGACGGGATACACTCCTCATAAGACCCGGGTGAAAAGACGGTGACTTTAACTAATTCATTCATGTCTGCTTTGGTGCCCATTCTTAATCTCCGTGCGTAGGGGTCAGGCTTCGGCCTTCATAAAACAAATCCAGTGCGTTCCCGTCTGCTTGGGCATCTTGTTGCCGAATAGTGGCTGCTCCGGTGTCAGTGCCAATACCTGGCTAACTGGTATCTGCGTCTCGTTCCATTTGAATATCAGAGTGCCGTTATCTTTCAGCACTCGGAAGCACTCCGCGAAACCGGCTGCAATATCCTCCTGCCAGCTTTTACCAAGTACGCCGTACTTCAATGCCAGCCAGCTTTTCTTGCCAGCTCTGACCAAGTGAGGCGGGTCAAACACAACCAGATGGAACGAGCTATCATCGAAAGGCAGATCGGTGAAGTCGGCCTTCATGTCCGGGTGAATGTTCAGTGTTCGCCCGTCACACAGTTTGTGACTCTCGCTGCGCTGATCGCAGAAAAGCGCCATCTGATTCGATTTGTCGAACCAGAACATGCGGGAGCCACAACAGGCATCGAGTACAGGCTTCATCCTTCATCCTTCCGTTAGGCGGCTATACGGCCGTGATTTGGGTGGAACCCGTACTGATTTTCTGCCGACTTACGAATACAGCAAGCCTCGAAAAAATCCCTGGAAGATCCCAGATAAACGGTTTTCCTGTTGACACCGATTCTTACCATCCACCGATTGCTCTCCCATCGAACCCCGTGGATTCCAGACTTGTTGCCCTTGCGCAGCGCCACATTGCGCTGATTCTCGTGCCCTGTAACAAGCCTCAGATTGGCCCATCTGTTATCAGTTCCATTTCCATTAATGTGGTCTATCTGGCCTTCTGGGACTTCGCCGGTCATGTATATCCATGCAAGGCGGTGAAGGAATACTGTGGTCCCCTCAAACCAAACGTGCAGGTATGTCGCGTTCCTGTCTTTCCTAGCGAACAATGCGCCGACTTCTTTCCCGATAAAAGCTGACTGTGGATGCTTCAGATAGGTGAACACCCCCGTTGCCGGATCGTAATGAAATTTAGCTTTAACTCTTTCTTGTATATTCATAGTTCAGGAAACCCGTTGCGTTCTCTCAGATATTTGGTCGAACCAGATTCTTGTCGAGGTTGTGAACTTCCAGCTTGCCCCGTGCAGCCAGATAGCGAATTGCCTTATTTACTTCTTTCTGCCCGCCTTCCTGCACATCTGTGCTGTGATACCACCAGCCTTCGCCGCGACGTTTGATTGCAGGGTGACAGTCAGACTCAATAATTATCTTCGCGTACTCGTCTGCCAGTTCCAGCGCCGTTTCTTGAATCTCGTTTGTTGTGTTCTCTGCCATAGTTATGCCGCCTGCTGTTTGCTTGATGCGAAGTAGCGCTGTATTTCCCCGCCTATCCACTTGGCCAGGGGCACACTCACGCCATTGCCAATCATTCGATAAGCGTCAGTGTCGCTACAATTGAACTCAAACCAATCTGGAACACCTTGCAGCCTCGCGTACTCTCGGACTGAGTAGGGGCGCACTCCCATTGGGTAGCTTTTGTCTGCCAGCAGTCGCGTGCTTTTGTCTTTGGCATAATGGGCAACACATGTGGGCGCAATATCGCCCTTAACGGGGTCTGAAATAATTGGCAGGTCGCGGTACTTGCCATCCATTCTGGCCTTGATTGCAGAGGGGAGAGTTACTCTGGGCTCGTTCTCAACAATGGCTGACAACGGCAAAGGCTTGTTATGCTCTGGTGGCCGCCAAGAAAAATGCTTTTTGCTACCGATAATAATCAGCCTGTCTCGCCGCTGTGGTAGCCATGTGCATGACTTGACCGGGCAGAATGTCTGAACGTAGTAATCCGGCATTTTCGTCATTGCTTCCATGACTACTGGAAACGCTTTCATGCCTGGGACGTTTTCAACCACGTACATCTCGGGCCGCTTTATAGCCATGTGGCGCAGCGCATGAAGGAACAATTCATCGCCAGTTCTAACGCCGTGAATATCGGCAATCCTGCTGTACTTCGTGCAGGGATAAGTAAACACCATCGCGTCGCAGTCCTGCTCATCAAGCGCCAGCTTCTGACTGATATCGCATTCCACAACATAACCGCCAAGGTTCTCCCGCTGCACCTTGCAGCAAGCAGAATCCAGCTCAAACGACTGATTGATTTGCAGACCGCTTTCGATCAAGCCTATATCCATCAATCCCGCGCCTGAGAAGTAACTGTTTACCGCAACCATTTATGCAGCCTCACTCATAGCCGGTTCAGATCGCACGCACCCAAGATCGCGTTCCGGGTGCGCCAGCCGAACATAGATATCCAAAGGCTTGCCCCTTGAAAAATCTACACTGTTATCCACGGCAACTCGTGCAGCCCGAACCCTGGCCTCTCTGGTATTGCTCTGGGCCTTTACGCGCACATACTTTTCCTCGGGCTTTATCCTGCCTTTGGGGTGCTTGAGTCGAACCACGTAGATTTTGTAGTTCTTGGTTTCCCAGAATTCTTGAAGCTCTGTGGTTGTCATCGTTATGCCGGTTCCCATGTGTATTTCGGTTTCTTTGTTTTCGGGTCAACTACCGGGTAGCCATTGTCGTCAAGTGGGTGTACCCGTTTCTTGATCGACAGTGCCCTGGCCTTAACCGATCGCTCAGCAAGCTGCTTGTATTGCTCCGCCTCTTTTCGATTGGAATACACCGGAGACAGCTTGATTGGCTTCATTTCCTCGAACATGGCTGAGGCTATCTCTACCCCCCCCCTGTAGATGATGGGCTCATCGTCTTCGTCAAGACGTTTGCTGCGGTACTTCCTGCCATCAGCTACCAGCTTCGCTGCTCGCGCTTCGCAAACAGTGTCTGTCACTCCAAATACTGCAAACATTTCGCTCTCCTTATTTCCAGTAATTTCGTTTTAGTTCCGGTAATTCGGGCTTGCTGCCGGTAAGAACACATACCGGCTATTGCCTGTTGAGTGCGTATTGGTAGAGGGCAGTAGGCAGGGCGTTAATCCTGCTACGTCTCAGTTCCTCATGAAGCCGAATCTTGGGCTGCTTTCGCAGGGCGGTATTGCAACCACCTACATCCAGGCTCGTGCGGCTTTCACCTGTTCCACGGTATCCTTCGACATTCGCTTATGAATTCACGAATGCTGTACCTCCACTTCAATCGAGACTTGCCAAGTTCCAGCGCTTCTACTTTCAGCGCCGCTACTGCCCTCTCCAATAAACACTCTGTTAAAAAAATTCCCCGATAACTACTCACTACTACCGGGGCAAGGACCTCAGGGAGAGTTCAAATAATCATTCCAGCCTGCGCCATCACCCACATTCCGAATAGGAATACAGCAGGGGGTAGTATCCACAAGGACATAGCTAACTGGTCTTTCTGGGTGTGTCTGTTCATGCTGTTGCCTCGTCAAGTTCGTCTGCTTTTGCGCGAAGTTTGATAACGCCATTTTCAAAGTGTCTTGCTCTGGCTCTGAGTCGATCGCTTTCTGTCAAAAACTCGAATGGTCCCTCGAATTCCCACGGTGGCTTTTCTCCGCTGTAAAAATTCTTTATGCCTGCCGGATTGGTTGTGATTGGCTTGAGACTGAACGCTGGCCGATTCTTGGGAATGTCCTTTTTCTTCATTGGGCGCATTCCTGGCTTTGCGTCTTCGAGGCACATCTTCACGGCGTCGAATGGGAGGCAGCGAGTTTCTTTCCTGCCGTTGGTCGGGCAGTGCGCTGTCCGCTTTCCGCTCAAGGGCCAATAGTTCACCAACACGCCATGGCCGCTTATCTGTACATGCCCGCTACCACAGTCTTTGAATTCGAGGCTGTAGGATTTGCAGAGCAGTTCGGTTTCTTTGATTGGGTCGCTCATGCAGCCTCCGGGCCATCGCCAAACACGTCCGCAAAATCCCTCTTAAACCTCGGGCTCTCAATCACCCGATTGATCGTTTCCGAATCTTCGACATAGCGAGTTATTCCATCTGCTTCCTGCTGTGCCCTGGCTACGATCTTGGAGCAGTCAGTAGGGGTGTCTCGGTAGTCTTCTAGGTAGTGGATGGTCATTCTTCTTTCTCCAGTTCTGCGATTAGTGCCTTGGCAATCTCTACGCTCCCCCTTGCAATCACACCGGGGAATTCTTCTGCTGTGCCCGCACAGGGCAATAGCCCTGCTCTTTCCAAAGCGTCTGACGATGCAAACATCCCCTGCATAGCCAGCCCTGCGAAATACTCCAGCTTGGTTAGGCCAGAATAGTTGATAGGTTTCGGGATGGCAGAACCGGCACTTTTTGTCTGTGCAACCAGATCAGCATCTGGAGTATAGAAAAATGGAAACGCTGGCTCTTTCTTCATGCCTGATTCTCCGCCATGCCAACAACCTTGCATTGGTCAGTGTCAAAGAGGTAGTCGCCCATCTGTACTACTGACTTGCTCCGATTGGCTGGCTTTATCTCTTCATCCCAGCAATCCTCGAAATCTTCCCAGAGCGCGTTGTAAAGCTCTCCTGAAAGAGGCGGAAAGTAGAACTCGAATACTTGGTCAAAGTCCTTACCGTTCTGCGCTCGCTTCTCTAGCTGGTTCTCAAGGCGTATCTGGGCGTCGCTGTAAAGCTCTAGCAATCGCTCTTTATCGTGCTTCATGTAGACTAGGGCGAGATCCCGCATGAATCCCTCGGAATTCTTCACGTCTCTGTAATCGTTGGCTTCGTACTTATCTACCAGAGCTTGTAGGGCGTTTATTAGTGGTGTGTTCATAGGTCACCTCGGGCCTTTGCCAGCACTTCGTTTGCTTTGATTACCGCTTGTCTTGCATCCTCACCACGAGTTTCAGAGATTACATTTAGCAATCCTTCAATCGCCTCATACATCTCCGGCGCTGCGGCTATCAGGTGAGCGTTGGCTTTTGACTCTTCATCAACATCATCGTTAAATCCCAAGTCTCGCTCGCAGATTGGTACACGGTTTTCAGCGCCTTCCTGATGGATTTCCAGTTTTGGCCCGAAAGTGCTGTCGTCAAGCCGAACTTCCCACGGCCCCGGAGTAAATTTTGTCTCGCTCATGCTTTCCTCCATACCGGAACCATCCGGCAATGTGCGCTTGCTTTCTGAGACTGGCGGTATTCACCTGTCTTGGTAATCAGGCCGCGCTTTGCTGCTGTGGTGAACACGCTGCCCCAGGCATTCGGTGAGGCTGGCTTACTCAACCCGCTGGTCAGCATCACAGCTTGGGCTTCTTCGCTGGTGAACTCTCCGCGTTCGCAGTCATGTAAGAACAACTTGAGATAGTCCTGCGCTGTTTCTGACCAGTTAGGCTCAACCCGATCTGCTTTGCCAGATGCCAGAGCCATGCCTTCGTCGCGTAGTTGGATGCCTGGAGCTAGTTGGTTCATGCTGCTCGTGCCTCTGGTTGTTCGTGCAGCAAGGCTTCCCATTCAGAAACCATGCGCTCGAAAATAATGAGATCCTGTTCAAGTGATTCGATGTAGCTGTCATCGCGCTCGACACGCTTGCGGATGAAGTCTTTTCCAACAGCTTTAAGGGCAGGGCAGTACAGGCACATATCCCACCACTGACGACCAGTGAGCCAGAGACAACCCTGCACCTGATCTTCGATTTCACCCCAATCGCCAAGAACAACGATGTCGCGCAGCTTGTCTGGTGAGATAAAGCACTTGTACTCACCGCCGCCGTCTTCGCCGATAAGGGAATCAGCAGAGCATCCAAACTTCCTGTCTTCGGTGTGAACAAAGCCAGCGATATCGACCAGCATGTGAATGTCGGCCTCATGTTTCAGGCGGCAGTCTTCCTCGAGTTCGTTGCCTCTGCGCATGGCCCAGGTCTGATGACCTTCATCGAGTGGTTCGCCGCTAATGCGCTCTACAGCCAGTCGGAAAGCATAGGTTTTTGCTGCGTCCGAGAAGTCACCGACCGGCTTTCCTGCAAGAGCATCTTTGATGCCAGCGGCGTTTGGTTTCGCTTTGTATCCGGCGTCTTTCATTGCTTGCTTTTCATCGGCGCCGCCGAGAATCGCATCGACATACTTTTGCTGCCTTTCATCCAGACAACCGACTTTCTTTCGAATGGTGCTGAACATCGAGGCGGTGATGACTCCGGCGCGAGCTTCGTGCCATTCCGGGCTGCCTTGCGGGCATTCAATAACGATCATTGCTGCTCTCCAGGGGCCATTTGACCTATCTCTTGAGCGAGACGATTCTTCGCTGCCTTAAATCGGTTGGCGGGTATTTCGTGCAGCTTATTGACGCGACCGATCTCGCAGAATTTTTTGAGCGGGAAGCCAGAGTTATTGATCATGGTCACCAACTCGGCAACCTGGTCTTCGGAAATCAATTCGACCTCCTGTGAATCGTTATTCACTGCTTGTGCGTCATCGTCCTTCGCAGCAGACAGGCCGAGAGCAAGTTTCAGTGTGTAGCGTTGCAGGTAGGTGGCTGCAGAACCGATTTGCTGGTACTGGTTCTTCTTGCCGCTTGTGTCTGGTCCGCCGGACAGGGTTGTTTCTTCGCTGTGCCCGGCCTCGTGAGCGATGATGCAGGTCACTTCCAGAAGCGAGCCTTCTTGCTTCGAACGAAATCGGTAGGAAAGACCATGCTTGCCCAGTATTGGATCGACGGCCTTCGCAATACCGTCCAGCGTTTCGTGGCTGTACTGCGTCCTGCCGCCTTGGCCCTCGTAGTCGACAAAGCCGGTTTTGGCAATTGGCTTAATCTCAGACCTCGCGGCGGCAATAGCTGCATCAAACGCCTTGCGGGCCTGATTCGCTTCCCATCGCTCTTGCAGCCCCATTAGTTGCTCTAGCTTTTCTATTTCCGCGCCCTGGCTAACTGCCATTGAAAGCAGCTCCATTGGGTTCACAGCATTAACATTGCTGAGTGCGCTGGATTGTCTGTGCTGCGGCAGACTGGACTGCTGTTCTTCCGCAGTCTCTATCTGCTCCGCTACTGCTGTGCTGTCACTCATTGGGCTCTCCTGTTACCCCTGTGAGGGGATTGGCTAGGTGTAACTCTTCTTTTCTGTAACATTTTGTTGCATTTGTAGGACTTTCTCTTACATGTGAACAGTGTTAGGTTGGCTGAGTCCCATTAATAGCGTGACAGAGCCTTTATCTTCGATTTAAGCTCACTGTACGCCTGTAGCGTCTCAATGTCAACGCTTGGAGCGTACAATATGAAAATAATTGTCTGGGGGGGGGTAATCGAAATGCTTGAGATTGAGGTGATCGCACCTGCTGTAGAGCAGGCTAGTGTTATCTACTGCCTGATAGTGGCCGAGAACGGCCTAGGGATGGATTTTTGCCTAAAAGGGGTGGAGCAGGCCGGGAAAACCCGGCTTGCCATTGCTGAAGACTTGGAGGAAATAGCCCGAAGGCTGAGGTTTACTGTACCGACAGGATAGTGATACCAATCGTCTCGACTATATTGCCCAAGCTGTCCTTGTGCTCTATCACTCCGTTGCCATCGCTAAAGATGCTGATATTGATGGTCGCTTGGTCAAGCTGCACATTGCAATAAATACCCTTGTTCAAAGAGTCGAAGCAGGTTCCGGTAAGTGGTGAAATGGTGTTGAAGGCGGTTAATAGCCCGCCGTTGCCAGTGTAATACCTTGTGCCTATGTTCAGATCGAGCTGAATTTGCACGTAAGAGCTTGTACCTGAGACCAGGGGTTGATCTAGGCTCCACGTCACCGCGAAGTCTGAGGCTCCGTGTGAGGCCGTAGAGGCCGTTAGAAGTGCTATTAAGAATAGTGCGCGCATTGGGTGTCCTCTCAAGTGTAGGGCTTCAGGATCGCGTCTACAGCGTCCCTGATACCTTCTGGAAGGTTGCTGATGATTGAGTTGTAATCCTTGCCAGACACCATGTCACCGATCCCGTCGCGAAGCCAGATATAGTTCACTCGGCATGCCTTAGCTATTAGCACGTATTTATCTTGCTCGGGAATTTTCTCACCCCGATAGATCTCCCCGATCATTACCCGCTTGAAGGGTAGCTTCTCGGCCACCTTGGCATAGGAGCCAAATTTCTTTTGCCCTATTGGGTCAAATCCCATTAACCCCGCGTACTGAAGGGCCTGCCTGAACCTGATAGCGAATTTCTGATGCTTTCCAGTGATTGCTGGCAGCTCGGGATGAAGCACTGTTTGAGTGAGATTTTCCACGGTTGGATTATGACTCAAAAATAGTACGCTCAGAGCGATTGACAATATGACGCTTAGGGCGTACAGTTGGCGTTATGAGCAAAGATATTGAATCCCCGTTTTGCAAGGCTATCCGGTTGTCCGGGCTTACCAAGGCAGCGTTCGCCAGAGAGCTTGATTTGAGTCGCCAGTACGTTGGGGACATCTCCCGTGGTCGTCGTTCGGTACCTCCGAACAAGTGCAAGCTGATTGAATCGCTTGTTGCTGGCGAGGTGACTGCTGGCGAATTGCGTCCTGACATATTTGCTCCTGATTTAGCTGCATAGCGACCTTTGCCCGGTGTAATAGCCGGGTTTTATTTGCTCAAATTTTATGGGTGAAAGTCACTGAACTTGGGTGAACCAAATAAATGCCAGAACAGATCACATTGAATTTCGAAGCCAGCCCGGTTGATGCTTTTGGCTCGTGCCGGGAGTACCTGGCGACACTGACTCACCAGCAGGGCAGGCCACAGAAAGCCATTGCGGCCGACATGGACTACTCGCCCTCACACTTGAGCCGAAAGCTCTCCCAGTCTCCTGACGACTCCATGCGCTTCACTCTCGACGATCTCGAGAAGTGGGTGCAGGTGAATCGAGACTGCCGACCGCTGTTTTACCTGATTCAGAAATACGCC